TTTTTTATCACCTGATAACCAGAAACATGAGTATGTCCGCAAGTAAGAATATGGTCAGCCCAACCAGTTTGAGCGGCACGAGCAACGCCGTGAGCAGTATTCCATATAGAATTACCCTTAAAAGTGTGCCTCGCATTTATTGTTATCTCCTTTCCGTTTGGAAATACAAGTTTCATTCTTGCTCCCCATTTTTCATATAACCCCTTATGGTCTCTCATAATAAAATCCAAAGGGTCTCCATCTCCACTCCATACATCATGATTACCAGCTACGAGATACAACCAATTTAATTTATTTACAAAATATTCAGTCAACCTCCATGATTCTTTTGCAGAGGTAGATTGTTGACCATAGAGATACGAGAGCCTCCCTATCCAATTATTTTGTATATCTCCAAGATTACCAGCAAACATTCCTTTTGTATTATTTATTATATTCATGTAATGAAGTATTTGCGATATATCTGTTCCATCATCATCAACATGAGGGTCACCAAAATGAGCAATTCCTATAGGCCCATCTACATTAATATCTATCCTTACAAGTTTTTTACTTTTTTTGGATATTGCTTTTTGTTTGTATTGTTTTTGTCTATGCTCTATTAATTCTTCTATTGGTATATGGTCTGGGTCAATATCTTTTACTTTAAATTCACTTTCTTCTAATATTGTAGGAGCTACAGTTTTTCTCCCACAGGCAGTGCATTTCCATTGTTGTTTTTTGTGGCTTGCTCTATATAAAAACCCACTTTTATGAATTGACCTAGCTCCGCAATGTGGGCATCCTACTACATTCCCATCAACATCTTTTCTAATGTCATCGCCTATACTCATTACTCCCCCTTTATTGTTTTATTCCTCGGATTTTATCTCTTTACTGCTTTCAGATAATTGTTCTGTTCTTGAAGCTCCTTCTAATTGTTCAGGTGAAAAACCTTGAAACACACCTAATAGTCCCATCTCTTTTTGTTTAATGGTATTGCCTGAAGTTCCAACAATCTTGCCTAATTCTTTTGTGGATTGTAGTATGATATTGTCATCTTCACTAAAATCTGCAAGATTTTTTAATTTACTGAGTATATATTCATGGTCTATACCCAATCCTTTTGCTACATCTAATACACCTTTTTCTATTTCTTTCATTACTCTTTCCTGTTTTAATAGAACTGTTGCTTTTTTTCTTGCTTTTTGGTTGGACATTTCTGAGTATGCTTTTTTATACGCATCCACAGCTCCCATACCCACTACAACATTTGTTGCAAATTCTTTTTCTTTATTGGTTGGTTCTTTTCTTTTATAAACGCGCTCAGAAGTATTCTTTATATTGGTGGAGAATGTATATCTGTTAGGATGATTATCAAAGTCTGTATCCATTTTCACATTTTCTCTATTAAGGAAGCTCCCAACAACAGTCCTTACCCACCCTTTTGCAAATTTATAATTCTTCCTATCTGAGTGATGTTTTACATCATTCGATACTTTTAGTAATTGCACTATCCTGTCATCATCAGAACGAACCCAATCTCCTTCATTCGCATTTCTCCAATCTGGATGAACGACTGTATTAGGATGGTCTTTTTGAAATTCGTCTAAATCTTCATAGACGTAATGAGAAACGCCTTTAATTACTCTTTTCTCTGCCAATCAGAACTCTCTCGTTTTTTTAATTCTTCTATTTGCAGGACCAAATTATCTATCAACTTAGATACACTCTCATGCACCATAAATATATTACCATCTATTTCTAAAGGTATCATTTGTTCAGAAAGATTCTTCAACACTGCTTCTTGCGTCTTTAGTGGTAATTCCGACAACTCTTCTATAAAATCAGCCATATTTTTTTTATACATTTCTTTTTTCCCTACCCTACCACCCTTAAATCTAATACATTTGTCAACTTTGCCCAAGTTATATTTACTAAAAAAATTGCAGGATTTTGATACTTAACCTTTTTCTCTATAGTACCCCGTACAACGGGGATTTCGTATAACGAATTTTAGTTAAATTTCATTTACATTTAATTTAATTGATATTAATCATAACAATCCAACGAATACCATAAGGAGGTATACATATGGAATCAGAAGATGCTGAGACTGCTCAGAATGTCAACCCACATAGCCCCTTCACTGTAGAATACTACAAGAAGGAACTTGAGGGTCTTATTGTGGAATATAACCAGAAGCACAAGTCTGCTCCACTCAGACGAGGCTGGAACAAGATGTTTGGTGTAAGTATTGAAAGCAAGGCTGACTTGTCTAGGTCTTTCAATCAGAGCATCAGAAGTCTTGATGAGCAATGCTTTGGTATAACTGGTAAGCACATCTGGAACTTCGAGGAAGATGAAGGAATCAAGGGCTCACCAATGGGAGAAGGGGATTAATTTCCCCTTTTACTACACATTTAACTAGGATGTGTATGTTATAATGCCTTAGTTGGTGCAATATGCGTAAGTGCATCCACCGAATCATGTATAATTTAGGGATATTATCTTCCATATTTGTATCAACTTGGGCATTAACCATTAATTGTAAGGAGTAGCAATATGATAGTTATTTATATTTGTAAATCCTGTGGTGATTTGTATGATTTTAGTGGTGTTAATTATGACATCGCTATGCAGATATTGATTGCTTATACTAAATCACACCATACTTTGAATGATTGGAATAATACTCCAGTTAAATTTAAAGAATGGAACTCTTCATGCAATGGGTGTAGGTAATAATCTGCATCCATTTTTTTTAATAACCATTAATCAATAAGGAGTCTATCTTCATACATTTTATTAAAAGGCATTTAGTTGCCCATAAGCTTGAGTACCTACTAAGGGAAATAGTATTTTGTGAACAATGTTCTAAAGAAATTAATGAACCTTTACAGGAATTGTGCCGTAAGACTCTCGATGATATAAAGACTGACGTAGACTATATTAACTGGCGAAGCAAGATTGATGAAGATGGTTGGGATAATTTCTTTAATGAAGGACATGAACAAAGGGATGAGTGGTAAATATCATTTGTTCCACTAACTAACCACCAATAAGGAGTAACTATGTGGGTATTATTAAATGGTATGTTGTATAATCTTAATCATGTTGTTAGTATAACATTGCCAGAAGTCGGAGAAGATAAGTATTATTTTACTATGATATTTAAAGATGGAAGTGATGAGAGATTCTCGTATTTTGGTTGGAATGAATGTGAAAAACAATATCGTAGAATATTTAGTGTAATTAATTTTACTGATAATTTTGGAGAGCCTTTAGGTCTTATGAAACCTACATGAGGTATAGATTTAGCAAATAAAAAAGGAGGTGCATCTTCGCACAATTAAAAATACATCACAATGGTGGTGAAAAGTTTACATTTGTAAACATAGCAAGAGCAAGTTGTTTTGAAGAAGTTCGGAGACTTGTTAAGTATATCATAGAAGAAGTCAAAGATGAAGATTCATTTCACATCAACAGACTTGACCATGATACACATACTGTTTGTAGAGTTTATAAAAAAGATATTAAGAGGAGTAAGTAATGAGTGACCATAGATTACCAGATTTAAATGAATCACCTCAACCTGCAAGAGCTGCTATTGTTTGTAGAGATGGGTTTACTATGTCTGTGCAAGCATCTGCTTATCATTACTGTTCACCAAGAATAAATGATGCTCCAAGCTATCTTGAAGTGGAGATTGGTTTCCCTACTGAACGTGAACCATTAATACATGAATATGCTGAAGGAAGTGTAGTCGGTAATACTGTTTATCCTTATGTACCTGCTGAGGTTGTGATAGAAGTTATTATGAAGCATGGTGGAATGGTTGGTGGTAATTTACCAAATCTTGATTTAAGTAATCTTTCAAATAATGAGGAGGAGTAATGAATTTTAATGGAGTATTTGATGATTGGAACTACATGGAAATGGATAATGATGTATATAATGAAGAATTTTTAGCATTTGTACAAAGTCAATTGGTAAAAGCTGAAGCGGA